CAGCGCGCGGATTTCTCCGGCCTGCTCGGCGGTGATGGGGTTTGTCTGCTCGTCTTTGAGCGCCTTCGCCGCGGCGTTTCCATCGTCATCCTCGGGCGCGATCCCGCAGGCACTCATCAGTGCATAGCGACGGGCATAGGTCAGCGCGCCGCCGTACTTCTGCGGGTCCTGCTGCGGGGCAGGCAGATACAGCCTCCCGGCAGACAGCTGCTCGCCGGACTCGTGGACAAACAGCGTCTCAACGATCACGCCGGTCTCTGATGGCTCGGTGCGCTGGATCACGGCAATGCCGTGGTCGTTCAGCGGCTCCATCACCGCGTCGATGACCGAGCCGAGGTCAGCGTACTTCGACTTGAAATACGGGTTATCCGAGCTCTTGAGAGCTCGGCCGAATGCGGCCTGCGCCTTAACGAGCGCCTGGGCGAGTGTTTTCATGTTGGCCTCCTGGTAGAGCTTCCTCTGGTTTTCATGTAGGAGCTGCTGTGCGGCGTCGTCATTCATCACGCCACCTCTGTCGGAATCGTGGTCGGGTAGGCGCGCAGGTAGCGCCCCTCACTGCCGACGTGGATGTCAAAGCCGCGCTCGGTGAGCTCCTCGGCTGTCTTAAGTGCGTTCTGTGTCGGTGCGATCAAGATCATTTCTTGGCCTCCTCAACTCGGCGAGCGGCTGATACGCGCAGCGCCAGATCGAGCATTGCTTGGCTTAATTCGTCGTTTGCCCGCCACTCGGCGGCCATCTGCCTGAGCATCTCGGCGTGGTTATTCATGCCGCCTCCTCGCTGACGCTCTCGTTGTGAAGCGAGGCGATGTGCTCGGCGATCTCGAGCGAGTCGCACTCGACGATCATCCCGCCGTAGACATCAACCACATGGGCCGGCCGCTGCTCGGGCGGCAGGTGATTGCTCTCGGGGAACGTGTAGTTCGGTACTGGGTACCAGCGGTACATTGTTTCGGCCTCCTAAAAGTCAAACTTGTAGGTTTCATCCTACTAGCCCTTGTAGCGCTGTCAAGCGCTTCTTGTAGGTTCAGCCAAAAAAATCTACTTTTCGACGTGGATGCTAGAGACCACAACGCCGACAACCTGCCACTCGCTGTCCATGCGAAGCGCAGGGTATTGGGGGTTGAGGGGCTTTAGGTAGGCGACGCCGGCGTCTTGTGCGAGCTCCTTGAAGGTCACATCGCCGGTGTCGATATGTTTGGCAACGACTCGCTTGCCAGGATCGGGCGAGACGGCCGGGTCGACGACGATAATCGTACCCGGCGGATAGCTGGCTGATCCGTAAGGGGAGATCATCGAGTCCCCGACCACGGTCAGAGCAAATGCGTTGTCGCCCGTGGTGACGTTGACTGGAACCCAATGATCGGCATTGCCTGGCTCAAATATATCCACCGCTTCCTCCCAGCTTCCTGCTTGCACCCATGAAATCAAAGGCACAGAGCGCATGGGCGCCGCCGCCGAAGCGACCTCACTCTCCAGTCCGAGTAAGACCGCCTGGGAGACACCTAGAACCTGTGCCAGCTCTTTGATTCGTTGAGGCCGTGGCCTGGACGCGCCTGACTCCCACTGCTGAACCGCGGCATAGCTCACCCCCAAACGCCGGCCGAGCTCGCTTTGGCTCAGTCCGGCGGCCTCTCGGAGCCGCTTAATAGTCGCGTTAATCGTCATGGAATCAGTGCGTGCTCCCTGCACGAGAACTAGTGGAGCGTATTTATACCCCTCTGCGCCAAATAAATGCAATACCTGCTTGTGATTACATAGAGATGCTTGCATCGGGATAAGAGTTTCTTGTAGAGTGGACTCATGAACATCAAAATCGACGACATCATCAAGCAGGCCGGTGGCGATCAAGTCGTTGCCGATCATTTTGGGATCAGCTGGCAGGCCGTGCAGCTGTGGCGAAAGAGCCGGGTGCCGGCCGAGCGGGTAATGCGCCTATCTCGGCTATCCGGCGTCCCGCCCGAGCAGATACGGCCGGATGTTTTCGAGGATGCCTAGAGTCTCTCCTCCTTTTGCCCGTTTATGCGGGCTTTTTTACACCTCGCGCATTGCCCTGGGCGGTGCGCCTTACAAGGAGCCCGCCATGAGCTGGAACGAAGCGCTTGAGCAGGCCGAGAAGATGCAGATTGAAGGCCCTACGCCCCATCGCGTTCGGGCGTGGTCAGACGCGATTAAGGAGGCTATCGATGGATGAGAAGCATCTCCCCTGGTTTCGGATGTACACCGAGGCCGTCGACGACGAAAAGCTCAAGCTCCTCGCCTTTGAGGATCGCTGGCACTTCGTCGCGCTGCTTTGCTGCAAGGGCAAGGGCATGCTCGATGAGGATCAGAGCTTTGATCTTTTGGAGCGAAAGCTATCGGTCAAACTTGGCCTCCAACGACGCGAACTTGATGAGTTGCATCGTCGATTGATGGAGGTTGGCCTGGTTGATGAGTACTGGCAGCCGACCAAGTGGGACAGCCGTCAATATCGCAGCGACCGCAGCACAGAGCGGGTTCGGCGACATCGGCAGAAGAATCAGAATGCCGATTTAACGCATGAAACGGACGTGAAACGTTACGAAACCGTTTCTGTAACGCCCCCAGAGACAGAGACAGATACAGATACAGAGACAGAGAAGAAGAATCGTCCGTCAACTTGCGAAGTTGACGAGAGCGAGTTTGATGAGGCCTACAAGGCGCTACCTAAGCGAAAGCCATCGCACAACCGAAAGCAGGCCTGGCGAGCGTATGTCGCTCGACGGCGCGCCGGGGTTAGTGCGGAGGAGATACTGGAAGGCGCCAAGCGCTATGCGCGCCATATCCGCTCCGAGCAAAAGGAGGGCAGCCGGTATGTGATGATGGCCGGCACGTTCTTCGGGCCGGATGAGCACTACGCGCAGGGCTGGGAGGTCGAGCGCCCGACGCTGCTCGACGAGCACGGCGAAGAGCCGCGCTGGCTCAAGGCGGCGCTATGAGCGATTACCGAGCAAAGGACGTCGCGCGGTTGCTCGCCCAGGACGCCGCGAATGTGTGCCGGTACCTGCTGCCCGAGGGGAAGGAAAGCCGAGGCGAGTACACCGCCGGCTCGGTCGCCGGAGAGGCCGGTCAGAGCCTTCGAGTATCGCTTTCGGGGGATCGGGCCGGGTTGTGGCTTGATCACGCTGAGAATGGCGTTGGCGGCGATCTGCTTGATCTCTGGGCGGAATCGCGGGGCGTTTCGATGTCCGATGCGCTGGCTCAGGCCCGTGAGTACCTGGGCATCGCGCTGCCGAAGATTCCGGTCGGCGAGGATAAGCGGCCAGCGAAGCTCAGTGCGCCCAAGGGCTCGGCGAAGGCATCGGATGACCGGGCAGTGCTCCGGTGGCTGACCGACACCCGAAAGCTATCTGCCGAGTCGATCGATGCCTATCGCGTCGCGGCTCACAAGGGCGCTGTGATGCTGCCGGCATTCTCGCCCGATGGCTCAATCCAGTACCTCAAATACCGATCAATCAGCGAGAAGAAGTTCTGGTCAGAGCGCGGCGGCGTTCCGTGCCTATTCGGCTGGCAGGCGATTGATCATACCGAGCGCTCGGTGGTGCTTTGCGAGGGTGAGCTCGACTGCCTCGCCTGGCATACCTACGGCTTTGCGGCACTAAGCCCGACCAACGGGGCAAACAGTACGGACTGGATCGATACCGAGTACGACCGGCTCGCGCAGTTTGATCAGATTTATCTCTCCTGGGACATGGACGAGGCCGGGCAGGGCGCGATTAAGGAAATCATCGACCGCCTAGGCCCCGAGCGGTGCCTTTCGGTCAGCCTGCCGCACAAAGACGCTAACGAGTGCTTAATCAAGGGCGTCTCGACCCGTGACATTGGCTCGGCGGTTGCTTCGGCCCGTGCGCTTGACCCTGATGAACTGGTGCAGGCCGCGGACTACGCCGATGAGGTCGTCGCCTTTTACTACCCCAACGGCGATGAGCCTGGCGTGCGGTTGCCCTGGAAAAAGGGTGAGGCCGTCATGCTCCGACCCGGCGAGGTCAGCCTGATGGCCGGCGTAAACGGTCATGGGAAAACGCAGATGGCCGGGCTTTTGACGCTCGAGGCGATGGCCCAGGGCCAGAGGGCGATGGTCGCCTCGATGGAGTTTAAGCCCTCAAAGTGGCTCGCCCGCCTCGACCGGCAGGCCGCTGCCGTTTCTCTGCCCTCGCCTGAGTACATCCACGCCATCCACGACTGGTACCGCGGCCGCCTGTGGGCGTTTAACGCCGTGGGGACGGCCAAGGCGGAGCGAATCATCGAGGTCGCAAAGTACGGCCTGCGCCGCTACGGCATCCGGTATTTCGTCATCGACAACCTCGCCAAGTGCGGCTTTGCCGAGGATGACTACAACGGCCAAAAGCAATTTGTCGATGAGCTCACCGACTTCGCCCGCGAATACGACGTCCACGTCCAGCTGTGCCTGCACATGAGAAAGGGCGAGAGCGAGGACAAGCCCGCCGGCAAGTTCGACGTCAAGGGCACCGGGGCGATCACCGACATGGTAGATACCGTCTTTGCACTCTGGCGGAACAAGCGCAAGGAAGAATCCCGGCGCATCGCACAGCAGGCCGGCGAGTCTTTCGATGAGACCGAGCAGCCGGATGCGGTGCTCCGATGCCTAAAACAGCGCAACGGCGAGGACGAGCCGAGCGTGCGGCTTTGGTTCGACCGAGACGCCAATCAGTTTATTGAGCACGCCGGCGCCAGAGCCTATCGATACGTTCCCTACACCTCGGGCCGGGAGGTGGCGATATGAGCGATCCGAAAAGCGCAAGCGCCAGCGAGAATCGCAACAAGTATCCCGACATTGCACAGATGGTCGACGAGCTACGTGCCCATTTTGGTGATGTCCGCGTGACCGATCTGGAGCCCAAGGATGACCGTTGAGCGTTGCATTTATTGCAGATATTTCGCGCCTGGCTGGTGCCATTTGCACGAAGCACCGACAGGCCCCGCAGCGACATGCGATCAGTTTGAGAGCGCGTTCACAGATGACCAGGAGGAAAGCGATGCACCATCTTAAGATTGAAGCTGATGAGCTTGGCCGTCGCGAGCCGAGGGTAGAGGACAGGCATTTGCATCGCGAGTTCATGCAGGCACTAGACCGCTTGGATGAGGAGGCGCGCCAAGAGTCCGAGGAGCTCAATGGGCCGGATTACGTCAACCAGCCGCCGCACTACACCGCGGGCGATGTCGAGTGCATCGAGGCGATCGAGTCGTCGATGACCGCCGAGGAGTTCCGCGGCTACTGCAAGTCCGCAGCGCTCAAGTACATCTGGCGAGAGCGCATGAAGGGCGGGGATGAGTCCATTGAGAAGGCCATCTGGTATCTCAACCGTCTGCTGGAGGCGGCATGAGTCAGGTGCAGCGCATTGTCCGCGATTACACCGGCCTGAACCCGGCAATGGACTGGGCGCGTGACATGACCTTCGCAGGTCTGGCCGGTGGTGAGGTTTTGATCACGCTATCCCGCCCGACTCGCTCCAATCAGCAAAACGACAAGCTCTGGGCGATGCTCCGGGACGTGGCCCGCCAGCGCCCGATGGTCATCAACGGCGAGTCGGTCTATGCCACCGCCGAGGACTGGAAGGACGTGTTCACCGCCGCTTATCGCGGCGAGATGCGCATGGCTCAGGGTCTCGACGGTGGCGTTGTCTTGCTCGGCATGCGCACCTCGAAGATGCGAAAGGCCGAGCTGTCCGAGCTCATTGAGCTGATCTACGCCTACGGCAGCGATTGGGAAATCCGCTGGTCTGAGCAGGCCATGCGCGAGGAGGAGGCGGCATGATTCCGAAAGACGAGCCATTGCGAAGCCGCGCGCTGCGCTACTCGGCCCGAGGGCAGGATTGCACGCTGCGCATTCCAGGTCACTGCAACGGCAACAGCGAGACGACGGTGCTCTGCCATGCGCCGTTTGGCCGCCGCGGAGTCGGCACCAAGGCCTCCGACGATCACGCCGTCATCGGCTGCTCGGGGTGTCACGACGCCGTCGACCACCGGGCGTTGGCAAAGGTCAGTGAGGCGGAGATATACGAGTGCGTCATCCGTGCTTTGGCGGAGACGCGGGCGATCTGGCGCGAGATGGGGATTGTTCACTATGGATGATTGGGAGCTGAAAATCAGCGAGGTCGATGAGACCAGCCGAGATATTGAGGAGCGCAAGGTGCTGGCCGCCTTACTGGCGCTATCCATCCGTGAGGCGACTGCCGATGTCACCAAAGCCAAGCGGGGGCAGGGTGTGCAGCAGGAGCGAAAGATCGAGGCGATCTTCTGGCTTTTCCATGAATCCACCGAGCCGTGGAGCGCGTGGTGGGTGACGAGCCACCTCGGCATTGATCTCAAGCACATCCGGCATGTCGTCAAAAACAGGCCCGCGCAGCTTCGCTCGGCCCTGCAGTACCGGCAGAGGACCAAGGCGGCGTAATGGGCGCCTCGCAGCGGCGAAAGGGCGCGACGGCAGAGCGGGAGCTGGCGCATCTACTCTCGGATGCGCTCGGGCTGGACTGTGCCCGGAATCTGGAGCAGACACGCAGCGGTGGCTTTGACCTCCTGGGCGTCGACCCGTGGGCGCTTGAGGTGAAACGCCATGAAACGTTGCAGCTCAATGCTTGGTGGCGCCAGGCCTGCCTGCAGGCCGAGCGCATGATCCCGGCGCTTGCCTACCGCAAGTCGCGTCAGCCGTGGCGCTTTCGCGTCCCGCTGCCCGTGCTTCTCGGGCGATTTGAGGGCGGCTATGACCGGGCGCCGATTGCCGAGCTTGATTTTGACGGTTTTGTATTAGCCACCGACGAGGTGCGAGATGCTCAAAGACGTTGACCTGCGGCTTTTTGAGTGGGGCGACTGGGTGCGTGAGCGACAGGACTTTGGCCTTGGCTACCCACGCCGAAACATCATCCACAAAGCAATGCGCGAGGGACCGGGTGCCGGGTCGTCGAGCAAATCCCCTGACCTGCCGATGCCCGAGCCCATTGAGCGCATGGAATCGGCAATCTGTGGGCTATCTGGCGGGCTTAAGCAGACCGTGATCTACCGCTACGTCGCCCAGGATACCGACCGGGTGGCGAGCGATAAATTGAAGGTCAGCGTCGCCCAGTATCGCCAGCGCATCGACCAGGTCCACTACTACATAGCGGGGGTGCTCGGCCTCGAAGCCGCATGATGTTGTGTTTCTAGAAGAAGTTTGATACTATCTAGGCAACATGGAAAAAGTGCGCCCTGGAGCCCTTGCGGCTACCGGGGCTTTTTTATGCCTAAAAAATACTCGGACGCCCAGATTCTCGCCGCGCTTGATCAGGCCGGCACGAAGTCCGGGGCGGCGGCCATGCTCGGTATTGATCTGCGTGGCCTCTACCGGCGGCTTGCGCGGATCGAGGAGATGGAAGAAAAGCCAGCGCCGCAGACGCTGCCGGATGAGATCGTCAAAGGGCGCTCGACGCTGTATGACGCAGAGACCGGCGAGCCCAAGCTCGAATGGGTTAAGACAAGCCGCGATGCGGATGCCGTGCGCGAGGCGCTCAAGGGCGCATTCGATGGCTTTGCCGATCAAATCCCGCGCGCTGGATTCAAATCGCGGCCCAAGGCCGCCAGCGACAATCTCCTGTCCTGCTTTGTGATCACCGACTATCACCTGGGCAGCCTTGCCTGGGGTGAGGAGACGCGCGGCGCGGACTGGGATATCAGCATTGCCGAGGAGACCCTGGTGGCGTTCTTTGAGACCGCCATCGCCTCGGCGCCGCCGGCAAAGAAGGTCGTCCTCGCCCAGCTTGGCGATGCTTGCCACTACGACAGCCTCGAAGCGGTGACGCCGGGGCATGGGCATGTGCTGGATAGCGACACGCGGTTGCAGCTCCTTGCTCGCACGGTGATCCGGGTGATGCGCCGGGTGATCGACATGCTCGCCCAGCGCTATGAGGAGATTCAGATCATCTACGCCGAGGGCAATCACGACCTCGCGACGTCGGCGTACATGCGCGAATGGCTCGCCGCGCACTACGAGGATGAGCCTCGCGTGGCGGTCGACACGAGCCCCGATCCCTACTACTGCGTTGAGCACGGTCAGACCTCGCTTTTCTTCCATCACGGGCACCTGAAGAAAATGCCTGAGGTGGAGCAGGCCTTTATCTCCAAGTTCCGCGAGGTCTACGGGCGCACCCAGCAGTCATACGGTCACGTCGGCCACCTGCACCACAAGGTCGCGCAGGAGTCATCGTTGATGACTGTCGAGCAGCATCAGACGCTCGCGGCACAGGATGCCTACGCGAGTCGCCACGGCTACAAAGCCGAGCGCAGCGCACAGGTCATCACTTATCACCGCGATCATGGCGAGGTTGGCCGTGTTCGCCTCACGCCTGAGATGTGCCAGGCCTAACGGAGTACGCCATGAACGCTCTACTTGCCGCTGCATTGCTCGCCTGCATGCAGGGCGAGGCTGAGTGTGTCGTGAG